TTCCTATAGAAGAAGACCTGAGAGAATTACCTTTACACGCAAGACTCAGAGATTCACAGATAATGCAAGCAATACTTATGACTCACCACCAATTAGGCATACATCAGCCCGGCTCACAGCCGATGTGTCCAATGTGTCAAGATTCAGAAATTAAAACTATAACAGTAGAGAATAATTAATGGCAAGACAAGCAAAAAAACCAAAGACAACAAGACAAAGAAGGAAAATACTACGTCCTAAAACACGAAACCAAGAGACATACATGCAGAGTATAAACAAGTCTGATGTGACTTTTTGTTCCGGGCCTGCTGGATCTGGTAAAACAAGTGTTTCTGTGGGAATGGCTTGTGAATATTTAATCGAAAAGAAAGTAGATAAGATTATTATTACAAGGCCAGTGGTTGAATCTGGCAGGGGTTTGGGACATCTTCCGGGAACTCTGGTTGAAAAAATAAATCCATACCTGATACCTATATTGGAAGAGATGAATCAATATCTAACAAAAAATACGGTAGAAACCTACAGGGGTAGGGATATCATTGAATTATGCCCGCTGGAATATATGAGAGGGCGAAACTTTCATAATTGCTTTATGATCTTAGACGAAGCACAGAACGCTACGTTTGAGCAAATCAAAATGTTTATTACTAGAATTGGAAAAGATTCCAAAGCTGTGATAAATGGAGACCTAAGACAGTCCGACTTAGGCAAACATCAAGGCGGTCTTAAGACATGCATGGATAAACTCTCTGAAGTTTCTGGTGTTGGTGTTTGTAAATTGGATTATAGCGATATTGTACGTAGCGGTATTGTGTCCAAAATTTTAATGACGCTAAACAAAGAAGAAGATGAAAATGAACCAGTCAAATATTTTTAGAGGGATCTTTTTGGCAGCTATTCTAATAATAGGTGTTAGATCTGAGTACAATAATGCTCAAATAAACCAAAGGCTTACCGTTTTAGAAAACGGAATTTATGAGGGGTATGCCGTCCAAACTGATACAGCTATGAAGTTTGAATCATTCTTGCAGGCCCTTTCTGACGAGCTACCCATAGAGGTAGAAGCATACGCAACGGAAGCCGCAACAAAAGTAGCTAGAGAAATTACAATAAGTACTCTCCAAGAATTTGCTGAAAATTTCCAAAAAGTGGATGTCAAACTTGATAAGTAGATCTATAATATTGATAGACTATTTATAGGAGTTTTAAATGCCAACTTATGATTACGAGTGCAGCGAGTGCGGGCACCACAAAGAAGTTTTTCAGAAGTTTTCCGAGAAGCCTCTTGTTAGGTGTCCAGAATGCAAGAAACATAAATTCAGAAGAGTTATTCTAAATGCCCCTCATATTTCAGTAAAGGGCGAACCAACTACAGTTCGACACTTAGCTGATCGTAACACCCAAAAGCTTGGTAAATATGAGCTTGAATCCAAAATGCAGGCTGACAATATGGACAAAGTTAAAAAAGACCGAGAAGTCAATCAACAAAGAAACAAAATTAACAAAATGTCAACTGCACAGAAGATTAAATATATAGAAAAAGGTGAATAATGAGCGAGAGATCCAACTTACCGCACAAAGCTATCATAGGTATAAATATTTATGTGCATGAAGTTCTAAAAAACGGAGATCTAGACCCGATACCGGCTAGCAATGAAGAACTCGCTAGATACAATATTGGACAATCTGCAAAGATTGCTGTCTCTGGATTTGACAGGGCAGACTGTATAAAAAAAGTAAAAGAATTACTGGAGAAATTAGATGGCTAGAGGAGAAAGAGAAGACATCTCACATTTAAACTTGCCTAAAGTTCCCGAAAAAGTAACTACATTTATCGGAGCCAAAGGAAGTGAAGTTAAAGAGCGAGATGCCTTCGTCAAGATTGTAGAAAATGGTGAATTCAATACCTACTATATTAAATATGGTCGAGGCGATTTGTTTGATCCTTATGGAGCAGACAAGAATATGCACAATAGACCATACTTTGACTTTAGAAAAGTTAAAGAAGACGTGTATGATTACTATTTAGAATATTTAACAAAGAGAGATAGAATCTTTTTGACTCGCGCAAGAAGATCTTTAATGGAGGATTAAAATGACTAAAAAGGGCCCGCTTTCTAAAAGCGAAAAACAGTATATTGAAGACAATCAGGAGATTGCCGTTGTAGATCTAGCAAAAAAGCTTGACAGGTCTGAGAAATCTGTTAATAAGTATCTTGCTACACTAAACGAAGAAAAGCCAGCAGCATCAGTTACTATTTCTGGGTCAGAGGAAGAAGAGCTTGACACATTAAAAGCGGGTGAGCTAATGGCTAGAAATAAAAAGTATGGAGCTGTGACTATGACCGAACAAGCTTCAATGGTTGGTGACGAAAGTAAACCAAAAAAAGATCCCCAAGAACTAAATGTGGCTAAAAGGCATAGAGGTTCAATCCATAGAATTAAAGGAGATTAGTATGATTTGTACTGTTCGAGATGAACATATTCGTAAACTAATTATGGAAGACGTTTCCATGACTTGGAAGTGTACATTGGATGATGGTACTGTTGTATGGGGCGACTATGAGCGTCCGGGAGTACAGAAAAGTCCGTGGCTTAGATTACAAAAGTTTTGTGAAGATAATGGTAGGTCTGTTGCAAAGGCACAAGTAATTGTAATGGGTGCACCTGAAGAAGTTGTTTTTGAAAATCCTGAAGGTCTTGATGGCTTTTTTATTGCTAGAGGGTTTTCAAAGGATATTGATATGGTGACTGGTGATGGTCCGTCCTACCAGCACATGACATTTGGTTTGTTAAACGATAATCTTGAGGTAGATGTGAAAAAATACAGTTGGCCTGAATGTAAGTTCACTGATTTTGCACAGAAAAGAATGATTACTCAAGAAAATCTTTCTTGGATGATTTGGAAAAATGGCGAGACAAAGAAGCAAAACGAGCAGGTTCAAGTCACCCTCAACGGGTGATTATTGCACCATAGGCCAATACATTGCTGAAATATTGGTTCAACGTAAGGCAGAGAGAGAAAATGAAGGCTCTCTGTCTTATAAGTTCTGGAATAAGGTTCGTAAGAAGCAATACCAACGTCAAGTTCAAGAAGTCTACAAAATGATTTCTGAGTTTGGCGAGGATGCTGTCTATGATTACATTATAAATAAAAATAAACGAGTATATTCTGCATTGCCTAAGTGGGTAAAAGATGAGGTTAAAAATCATAAAAAGCTTTTAGACTCAAGGCCAAAACCCAAGCAGCGTGATATTATTGAAGTAGAAGAAGATAACATAAACGTAAAACCTATGAAGAGCTTTGGCAACAAATCTCTTTTTTCTAAATTGAGGAACTCAAATGGCAAAGACAAAAAAGACTGATCCAGCGTTTGTAAAAGAGATCATAAAGAAATACGGTAATGTAATTTCGACTGGCAACCAAGTCTTAGAGCGCAGAAAAGATTATAAGGTTGTCACTGTCAGTCCCGCTGTTGACTTGGCATTAGGTGGAGGGATTAAAGAAGGTTCTTGGGTAATACTAACTGGAGACCCCAAATGCGGCAAAACAACAACAGCATTGCAAATCGCCGCTAACTGTCAGAAAGAAGGCCGTCCAATCATCTATCTTGATGCCGAAGGTAGATTGAAAGAAATGAATTTACTTGGTGTGGATGGTTTAGACAAAGAGAAAATGCAAATCATTCACTCTGAAGATGAGCCCTTGAGCGCAGAAACCTTTTTAGATATTGCGGTTAAGTTAGTCAGTGCAAAAGAAAACGAAGGCTGTGTTTGTATCATCGACTCGACATCCGCTCTCATGCCAGCAAAAGAATTAGATGGGGATATGACTCCCGGACGGGCAGGACTACCAAAAGTCTTATCTGTTTTCTGCAAAAAAATGGGTCAGATTGTACCAAACCAAAAAGCAACTCTGATTATCATCACACACTTCATTGCTAATACTTCGGGCTACGGAGCATCAAGGATGCCAGACTGCGGTAGAAAAATTCAATACCAAGCCGACACAAGGATGGAAGTAAAATCCATTACCCCTTGGGTTCAAAGTGATCGTCAGGTTGGCCAAGCCGTGAACTGGAAAGTTGTTTGTTCGTCTATGGGATCGCCCGGAACAGAATGTCAAAGTTGGATCAAATATGGTCACGGTGTAGATAAAATTCAAGAGCTTATTATGCTTGGTTTGGATTTAGGCCTTATCGGTAAGGCTGGAGCTTGGTTCACATGCGAATTTATGGTCGCCTTTACAGATGTCGTAAAGAAGATAAAGCCAGAAACAAACATAGAAGATACTGAGGCGGTTTTGAAAGCGGTTAAATTTCAAGGCCAAGAGAGACTGTATAATTTTCTACTGGCTAATGAAGAAGTGTTCAATATACTAGAAAAAGAAATCAAGGGAATGCTTTAATGGATGTGTCTGGTCTTGATGGTAAAATTTGGAAATGGAATCCCTCTAGAAGCCAAGCTTCAGTAAGTGAAAAAAACAGGTCTTCTTTACATAA